CTATACGTTGGATGGCTATAAAAACCATGTTTGTTCATCTGATTTAAGTGACTCTATTGAAATAGGTGCAGGAGTAATCCAGGCAAATATTGCAACAGAAACTTATGGATGGTTTCAAATCAAGGGAGCAGCCACATTATCGATTGCTTTAACAGCAGGTGCAGATGGTGACCCATTAACACCAACTGGTGCAGGTGATGGTACATTAGACGTATCTTCAGCAGCAACAGACAATGTGTGTGCGATTGCAGGTGATATTTCAGACAAAGAAATAATCTGTGATTTCCCAATGTAAATAAAACTATGGGGGCAGGGAAACTTGCCCTCTTAACAACTAATCTGGAGGGATTATAAATGTCAGTTACACCACAATTTTATGAACGTGAATTTAATGGTAAAATACGAGATTTCGTAAGAATTACTGTTAAGGGCATGAAAGATATATTTGAAGCACCTGTAAGACCACAGGATTTATCTAGGTTTCCAGAAGAATGGGAAGCCTACAAGAAAACCAAAGGCACAAAGAAACAAGTTGGTACACCATTAAAAGACCTACCTGCTATGTCAGAGCCTAGACGTATTGAATTAGAATTAGTTGGTATTGAATCTATAGAAGATTTAGCCACAGCCGAGATAGAGAAATTGCGTGGGATTGGTGAGCCATATGTTGAATTACAACGTATTGCAGAACTAACTATGAACGCAAAAAAGCCAAGTCCTAAGAAAGTACATAAACCATTAAATATAGGAATACCAGATGAGCCTATTGACGATATGCCAGAACGTAGCTGACTTCACAGGGTTTGAAAGAGAAACAACTATAATCTCTAACACAAGTCCTACAGCAAGACAGTTATTAGCTTTATGCCAACGTGAGGGCAAACAGTTAATGAGGGCTACTGCATGGCCTATACTATTAAAAGAGCATACGTTTTCAACTGCATCTGGCACACAATCTTATGCTTTGCCAACTGACTTTGATCGTTTTATTGGTGATACTGCATTTAACAGGACTGACCTTGATAAGTTCACAGGGCCATTAACACCACAGCAATATCAGCTTGATAGGCATGGATCAGCAAGTGCAGGTATTACACAAAGGTTTAGATTAAAATCAAGTTCTAATGCGTTAAAGTTTGATATTACTCCAACACCTACGGCAACTGAAACTATAGGATTTGAGTATGCAAGTAGTCATTGGAATCAGAAAACAGATGGCACATCACAAGCAGCTTTTACTGTTGATACTGATACAGGCATATTAGATGAATTATTGATAGAATTAGGTGTTACCTGGCGATTTAAACAGATGCACGGCTTAGATTACGCAGAGGACTTTAGACAATACCAATTAGAGTTAAGACAGGCTGTATCACGTTCTGGTGGCTCACCTATTATTAGCCTGGATGATGCAAGACGATTAAGGGTAAGTCCATATAGTTATAACTTGCCTGATAGTGGCTATGGAAGTGTTTAATGCTACAACCTATACAAACGGCAAACAGATATAGAGTTAAATCTGTATCATTACCTGCACCTATTGGTGGTTTAAACTCAAGAGACAGTTTAGATGCTATGCCACAAACAGATGCTATTGTTATGAGTAATTTCTTTCCAACTGTGGAAAAGATAACAACTAGAGATGGTTTTTCTAGCTTTTGCACAGGCATAGGATCAGGAAACGTAGAAACCCTTGTGGAACATAATGCAGGGGCTAACAGACAGCTATTAGCGATTGGTTCAGATGGTGTTTTATACCAGATCGATACTGGTAGTGCTGTTAGTAGAAAGACAGGCTTATCAAATGGTAGGTTTCAAACAACAGAATTTAACGGCTTAACCATTTTTGTAAATGGAACAGATACACCTTTTAGTTGGAATGGCAGTTCAGCATCAAACCTTAGTATTACATTATCTGATAGTGCTAGTGCATCGACACTAAAGGGTGTTACCACATATAAAAACAGACTTTATTATTTTACAGGAGTTGACCAGAACTTTTACTATTCAGCCACAGTTGATACGTTTCAAGGCAACTTCACTAAGTTTCCTGTAGGCTTAGTTGGAACATTCGGTGGTAACTTAATTCAGATCGGTGTTTTAACTGTTGATGGTGGTGAGGGTCAAGATGATCTACTAACATTAATGATGAGTTCCGGTGAGGTGTTGGTTTATACTGGTACTGATCCAAGTGCATCTAGCTTTGCGTTAGTTGGTACATTTAGAATAGCAGAACCAGTAAATGAAATAAGGGCTATGGCTAAATTAGGTGGTGATTTGATCGTTGCCACAAGAGAAGGTTATTTGCCATTATCACAGGTCTTTAGACAGGATTTAGTTGGTAATAAAGCAGCAGCCATAAGTGAAAAGATAAGAGGAACAGTTATAAGACAAGTTGCCTTAACTGGTTCAACTACTGGATGGCAAATACACGTTTCGGCTGATGGATCAAAACTATATGTTAATTATCCAACAGGTGATTCAACAGATACATTTAACCAACACGTTTTTAATCCTATAACTAGGGCTTGGTCTATATTTCAGAATATACCTGCTCATGTTTGGTCTAATTTTAATGGTGATACTTACTTTGGTACAACAGATGGCAAGGTCTATAAGGTCGGTGGCACAGCAGATTTAACGGCAGCGATTACGGCTGATTTAAGTTTTGCGTATAACTATTTTGGTGACAGAGGATCATTAAAAAGGTTTTCGTCAGTAGCACCTATGCTCGAAGCACCTGGAGATATTAACTTTGATTTTGGTGTAGCTGTGGATCAAGCAGCCCCATCCGGACTTAACTTAGCTAGTGGTGCTTTTACAAGTGATTTAGCCACTTGGGATTTAGCCGAATGGGATCAGGATTTCTGGGGCGATACGACAGGTGCAGGTATTATACAAAAACGTAAGGTTGTCGGAAGATTAGGTAGGTCAGCATCACTAAGAATTAAGGTTGAATCTGCATCACAATCCATAAGTATTTTAAGTAGTAATTTTCAATTTATTCCAGGAGGGCCAGTTTAATGGCATATAATAGTAGTGGTACATTCTCAAGACTGTTTGATTGGACAGATGATAGAGATAATGGCATCAAGATTAGAGCTGATAGGTTTGACCAGGAATTAGATGGTTTTGCTACAGGTTTATCTTCTGCCTTATTAAAAGATGGTACACAAACAGCCACAGCTAAAATACCATTTGCAGTAGGCTTATCAGTTATAGATAACCAAACTGTATTATTAGGCACAAACTCTGACATAGCTATTCAGTATGACGAAAGCACAAATGATAGTTTAGAGATAGCTGCTAATGTGGAAGGTGCTGCATTAGGAATAGTGCTAAAAGCAGATCAGGGCGATGATAATGCTGACCAACATAAACTAACTATTGCTGATGGTGGTACACTCACGTTAGGCAGTAAGATTAGTGGATCGTTTGTAACCTATCTAACTCATACACCTAATGCGACTGTGGCAAGTAGCACACTAGCCGTTGCAGGTAATTTAACAGTTGGTGGTAACTTAACACTAGGATCAGGTGCAGAATTATCAGAAGCCGAACTAGAGATGCTAGATGGCATTACGGCAGGTACAGTTGCAGCAAGTAAAGCAGTTGTTGTCGATTCTGATAAGGATATATCATCATTTAGAAATATTACACTTACAGGTGAACTTGATGCAGGATCATTAGATATAAGTGGTAATGCAGATATAGACGGCACATTAGAAGCTGATGCTATGACCTTAAATGGTACTGCGATAACAACAGTTGCAACATTATCAACTGGTATTTCAAATGGTAACTTGCCTGTATTTACAACTGGTGTTGCCGATGATGACTTTTTAAGAATAAATGGAACATCTGTTGAGGGTAGGTCAGCAAGTGAAGTATTAAGTGACATAGGTGGTCAAGCATCATTAACCTTTGGCATATCAAACACTAACGCAGTTAAGGTAGATAGTGCATCTGTAGCCGATGACGAATATGCAAGGTTCACAGCTAGTGGTCTTGAAAGCAGAAGTACAAGTGAGGTTTTGTCTGACATTGGTGGACAAGCTAGTTTGACTTTTGGAATATCTAACACAAATGCAGTTAAAATTGATAGTGCAAGTGTCGCTGACGATGAGTATGCAAGATTTACAGCAAATGGTTTAGAGAGCAGAAGCACTAGCGAGGTTGCTAGTGATATAGGTGCAGCAACATTAGACGATGCAACAGCATTAGCAATAGCTTTAGGATAAGGAGAAGAAATGGCAAACACATTTAAGGTAGTATCGCATGATGTTATGCCTGCAAGTGCAGGTACACCAGAAGCGTTATATACAACACCTGGCAGTACAACGAC